AATAAATCCTACTTGACCTGAGTCCCAAGGACAACTAAACCCGGTAGTATTAATTGTAATACCACTGTGATCATACATATAGATAGGTAAACATACTCCAGCCTTTTCTTTGTTCCAGATATGTTGTTCCATCTCAGACCAACTATTAAAATCATCTGATGAGAAAGGAATATTTTTATCACCAAATTTATATCTTCTATGGAAGATAGCCATGGTGCCTAGATTATCCCATTCTCTTGGACTCTCAGGATAATCATCCTGTACAATTTCTAATAGCTTTTCTCCTAAGTTTACTGTTTTATATTCCGTCATACTACTTTTTCTTTAAATATTATTTTGTTCTCAAGTGTTTCACCAGACTCTATTATCTCACAGTAATCAGCTAGATCTGAACTAGCCACCTTACTAGAGTCTTGTTTCCTTATAAAATACATAGAGGTTCTAGTATATTTATAATTCTCATCGCTTTGCTTTTGAACATATAGTTCAGTAGCTTTTAATATTGTTTCCCAACTATATGAAAAGTTTTCAAAGAACCATCTAAAGTTTGCTTCTAGATTCTTAGGACTACTTCTCATATACTTACCACTACCAGCTTTCTTCTTAGGAAATACTTCATTGTATTCTTGTATCTTTTTAAGATACTCATTTCCTAGTAGCTGATTATTAGTTTTCTTCTTATGTATTTTGAAGAAGCTTTCTACCTTGGCTATAGTACTTATAGCTTTAGGTGACAACTTATTTTCTTGATCAAGAAACTCAGTGTTTTGTAGGTGTCTTAGTTCTTGATGAAGGTTTACATTGTTAGGTGATATAGAATGTTGAATACAATATAGAACAAAGAACTGATTAGGATTCAGCTCTTTTTCTATTATCATATTGAACATATCCATCATAGCCATATCTGTTTTTGATTTCATTTTTTATTCTATTAAATATTTCAACTACTTTTTTATCTTTGATAATCAGATAATCTTCTACAGTTTTACAACCATGGATAACACTTGCATGATGAAACCCACAATACTTTGCGATGAATGTTAAAGTATATCCAGATTCTCGAGCAAGGTAATGAAGCATTTGTCTATAAGTAACTAGCATACCATTTCTGGTTTTCTCTCTTGTGAAATTTGGATGAACAGCAACTAGCTCAGGATAATATTCTTTAGCGTCATCCTTTATCATAGTATCTAATTCCGAGAGTGTTACACTTAAAGATTTCATACTCTTTACTCTATAAGAAACCAGTAGATGTATACCATGTGTCTTATAGAATTGATTTTGAAAATCTTCTATTTCTTTATCCATTATCTCTTTTTCTTTTTCGTCTAAAAGATCCATTTGTTTTTGATTTGTTTATTATTAATTTTGTACATTAGCTAAATGAAAAAGTATATTAACATTGTTATCATTGCTTCTTTAATAGGTGTTATAATCTATTTGTCTTTTAAAATTAAAACTAATCCTGTTGATACCGGCAGAGAAAAAGCTTTAAGAGATTCAATTGCATATTTACAAAAAAGAATTGACTCTAGCCATATAAGACAAGAACAATTAGAGTTAGCATATGACAGTGTATGTAGACTTGAACCTCAAATTAAACATAAAACTCGTGAAAAAATCAAATTTATTCTTACTGCTGCTACTCCTGATGAGCTTGACTCAATTATCCGCGCAGCAATCAAAAGAGAAATCCGATACAAGTAAGTGTTATAATCTTGCTGAACTTCAAAAGCTTGCAGCAATCTTAACAGATTGTGAAGCTTGTGATACTCTTTTAAATGTTGCATACTTTAAAATCAAGAATAGAGAAGAGTTAATAAAAGAGAAACAAGACGAGATTTATCACTTAAATAATCAACACTTTTTAAAAGACCATATTATAAAAGAAAAGGAATCTACTATTGAATCATTAACCAATGATGTAAAATCTTTAACAACACAAAGAACATTCCTAACAATAGGTTGGGGATCAACAACTATACTACTAGGAGGTCTTTTGTTTTTATCCATTATGAGATAACTACCAAACAATCTGAGTATTAAATTGTTTGTGTGTTGCGTCATTAATCCTGTTAAAGATATCACCACTATCCCAGAACTCTTTTTCTGAGTGAGCTGCTGAAGCAGGGTGACTACAACTTAACAAAATATTATTTTCAGGTATCTGTTTTATCCACTCCTGAGCTTTCTTACCCATAAAAGCATATACTAATCCAGGATTCTTTGTAGTAATTATATCAAACAAGTACTGTATAAATGGAGTCCATATATCATAGTGCTCTCCTACTTTATTTATTGTAGTAGTAAGCGCAGTATTTAACATAAGTACACCTTGATTAGACCATCTAGCTAGATCTGGATTCCACTCATAGCCATCTAAGTACACATTGGTTTCTATATCCTTGAAGATATATTTTAAAGATGCAGCTATCTTACCCGTATTGCTACAAGAAAATGCTATACCATCTGCTACCCCGGCGTAGGGATATGGATCTTGGGTTACTATAATAACTTTTAGTTTATCATATGGACACTCTTCAAAAGCTCTAAAGACTTGCTTCATAGTAGGAGTAAATCTTTTCTGATCATTTGCTTGGTCTAATAACTTATTAAGTAAAGAATAAAAATCATCACTTAGTAAGAAACCTTTGAGCTGCTGTCCCCATCCTGATGGCTTAAGCCTCTCATAAAGCTTCATTTGTACTTCTTTTAAATTTACATTGTTTAAAGTTTTCATATTAAACTTTTTATGTTTATAATAAATTTTTTATATTTGAGCATGAAAATAAAGATGCCCATACTAGAGAATGATAAGATTGTAAAACTTGAGATACCTGGTAAATTTGTAGCTCGTGTTCAAAGTTTAGCTTTTAGTCTTATCGTTAACAAAAGCAAAGAGGAAGTAGAAGAAGCATATAGAAAGATGCAAACTTCTGAGCCCGCTGCTAATGAGTTTGAATACAATATGCAAACTGTTCATGCTCTTATCTTTGAGATAGAATCTCAAGCTAAGAAGCAAAATCTTTATGTTGATAAAGAGTTTGAGATTGATCCAAAAGATTTAAATGAAGAAGCTCTTAGAACATTAAAAGAAAAAGCTAATGTTATCGAAAGTTGATTCCACACTCATCACCTATTTGTATAATAGCTTCTATTGCTAACGCTAATTCATCTTTACTACAATCTGCAAAAGATTTACAGATTAGAAAATTGCTACCATCTAAACTCTTTTCTACACACAAACCAGCATGTTTCTTTATATGAAGCTTTGTATCCTCAAAGCTTTCACCTGTATACATAGATAGTTCTCTAATGCATACATGGATCTTAGCTATTTGAGGAACCGTAGCATTATCTACATCAGCTTCCATAAATACCTCTACCTTTTGATTATAGTCCAAAGATTTTTTAAACTCATCAAACCTAATTGCCGTAGCTTTTGTAGCAGGCACAAGGCTGCCACTTTCAGTTGGTATAAATTGACCATGGAATATGTTGTGTTTATTACTCATTGTAGTTTTATTTTGTTCTGATTACACCAGATTATAGCTGTGTTTGATACAATCTCAAAGAACTTATCTATATCATTTATATCAATACAACTTACAGCATTAACAACAGTTGCTATAGACATCTCCATTCTTATCTTTGACCACACTGGTATTAACCAGTCCCAAGATTTATCATACTTAAGATTCTTTCTTGTATCACTCATGTAAACAGCAATAGCATTGTTTCTTATTTCTTTAGTCATCTTCTTCTTTTATAAAACTTAACATGTGATTTCTTTCTTCTATAGCTTCTTGTCTAGGTTTATCTAGTTCTAGTATACACTCGCCAGATAATTCTGTATCAACTTCTATTTCTTCATATAGATGTATAACTTTTCCTATTAGTTTACTATATTTTTTTAACTCAGGATTACTAATCAAATCCTTCTTCAGCTTTAAAAGCTGCAACAAATCTTTTGAGTGATTTTTTAAATTGATTTTCATTGTTTTAGTTTTAAAATATATACCTAATCTTATTCCATGGTATTATCTCATCATGTAGTTCAGTCCACTGTCTTATATACTCAGCTTTGCCACTAGGTCTGATGAGCATAGACTTTCTAGTTACTTTTTCAACCATGTTTCTTTAATGTTTTTATAAATATCTGGTAGCATCTTAAACCATACTATATATAAACCTGCTATAACCAAAACTGCAAGTGTTAAACCTAATAGGCTCAGTATTATGTATTTTAGTATTATCATAATTTTTAGTTTCTAGTTACTTTATCTTCCATGTTTATTAAAGACTATTAGACATTACTACATATAATACATCAGAATCTTTATTCTTTTCTCCTTGTTTAAAATATAAAGCATCAACAAGAAAAACATCCTCTATACTAAAATAAGGTATTCTTTTTGTATTGCGACCATTAGTAAATATTTTTCTACATTGTCCTGCTGTTAATTTCCATACATCTTCTACATTACTACCAAATCCATAATCTTCAGCATACTCACTAAATGATTTAGATCTATATAGCATATTTTGCCACTCTTCCATATTTTTTTCATTAAGTTTTATTTGCATACCTATATGTGGCATAAAAGGTAGATCTATTTCAAATCCATCTTCAGTGTGCCATCCATTACCTGTTGCTATTAATAATTTTGTTTTCATATTAGTCTTTTTTGTTTAGTGATTTGATGAATGAGTTAAAATCTTTTATATTATCAGGTACACCATACCCTCTACCACTATTAAAAGCATTTTCTAAATCTTCCTCTGTGTATTTCTTAGCCGCTAATTCAGTTTCAAGCCTATCTTCTGGAGATTGGTTATTTGCATGGTTTAAAATATGTTCTTTAATTTTGTCTTGAGCTTCTTTATCAGCCATATCTTCTTGGCATTGTTGATATCCCTCAACAAACCCACCTTTGACAGCAGATACTATAAATCCTCTTATAGTAGAATTATTTATATCTTCTACTTTCTCTAAGTATTTCTCATCTGCTAACTTTTCCAATTCTTCAGGTGTTTTCATAGTCAATTGTTTTTAGTTATTTTTTCTACCGTGTAATGCATCTTCTACTCCTTTCATGTATCTTAATAGAGCTAGTGCATTTTTTAACTCTTGTTTCTCATATTTTAAATCTTGCTGCTCACAAGTATGACACTGTTCTCTAAACCAGAGTATTCTATTAACTTGTTGTGGTTCACAAGTAGGACATGAGTTCTTCCAAGCTTTGTCAAAAGCATTATCTGTTATTAGTTTCATACTACTTTTTCTGTTTAATTAGTTCTACTACTTTATAGGTCTCATTCTCTGCAAAGGTTATCATGTTCTCTTCATCAGAATCCCAGCAACCTTCATACTCAATACCTGCTAGGTGCATCATCTCATGGAACACAGTTGCTGTGGTTACTACATCATCTGTACATCTACTTAGGTTGATAAACACAAATGGTTTATTATCTTTAGGAGATAGATTACACCAACCAGCTATGTAAGCTTGTTCTGTATTGTTGGTGTGCTTTTCACAATCTGCAAGGTTAAGACCGTGCATCTCTGATACTTGATAATACTTGAATATATCACATGGATTATGACTTAGTATTAATGTGTATAGTGCAAAATTAAATATGTGCATGTTACTTAATATTAGTTAATGGATAAACATCAAAGTGTACTTCTCCTTTACCACTTTCAAGACTAAACTTTGCACTTTTTGCAGCAGCTTTAAGTGCTGCTTTTACATGAAGTTTAGCAAATTCAATCATATATTTTTTAATGTCTGTCTTATACCAAACAGGACTGTTACTATATGCTGCTACAGTGGCTTCTACAATACTTATTATTTCTTCTGCTGTTGGTGTGTTATTTTCCATATTATTTGTTTTTAGTTATTTCAATTAGTTTATCTAAACAAGCATGTTTTGCTTCTTCATAGGTTTTAAAACCTTTATTCCAGTGATCAATATATAGATGACCTGGTTTATAGTATAGTTTATACCCATAATCACCACCATATTCAGGTTCTACAAATTCAATACAACCTAGCATACCATGCTTCTCTCTAAAAAACCTGAAGGCTTGTTGTTTGAGTGGTGCAACACAAGTTGAAGACCAAGTGCTTGTAGTATACTTATCAAAATGAAGTTTTTTACTTTTATTATAATAAACCATACAAGATTCATCAAACCCCAGCTCTTTAAGAGCTAGAGCTTGTTCATATGTTACAAATTCTTTATTCATGTTCTGTTCATTTTAGTGTTATACTTAGCATCATGGTAATCATACCACATATCCATTGGTACTCTGTAGTATTGACTATCTCCAGGTATTGTTATTTCTCCTGAATCATAATAGTTAAAACCAGGATTGTAATCTGGATTATCTTTAAACCATTTTGCTGAAGCTTCTCTTATCTTAGAGTTCCACTCCTCTTGGTTAAACTCATTTTCCATTGTCTACAGGTTTAGGTGTACATACATGACCATCACTCCACTTTATTCCTGGAGGTGGTGTTAATTCTGGTGAGCGGTACTTAGTACCACATACACTACATATAAATTCATTCATATTGTTTTATTTTCCAAAGTTAAACCATCCTAATATTATACCTAGTCCGGTGAATATACCTATACCATAGAAAGTCTCTGCTTTAAATGGTTCTCTAAAATCACAGGATATAAAGTTTACTATGCAACTTATATATCCCATAATCAATAGAGATACGATTACTATTTTTAATAGCGATTTAATTGATTGTTCCATCTCTTTTAATGTGATATTGTTTTATAACTTCTTTTGTTTTAATTCTCATTGCTATTTGAGCGGCTTCTATTTCATTATTTATAATGTTTTTAAAGACTGGGTTATCCGTAGTAGAATAGAGCTCCGCCAACTCAAATATCTTAGCCTCCAATTCTTGAATAGATTGGAACATAGAATACTTTTTATGTTTCATGCTTATTATTGCCTGGGTGTAGACTAGTAGGATCACGACAATGAATAACCTACTAGCCTTTTTTCACCCAGTATTTTTAAATAAAGTGATTAATAAAAATTACACATAGTATTACTAAACATATAAAGGCATCTATAGCAATGATAATAGTTGATTGTCTTGGAAACATTGTCCTCAAACCATTACTAAAACCACCTATTAATATTAATAATAAAAATAGTTTACCATTACTCGAAAATAATCCGGCAACTGCCCACAACATATAAAGACCACTGATAAAAGCTATTACACAACCATTCATAAGCTCTGGTGTTATTGCTTTATCTTCTCTATATTGTCTTAGACCATAAACTAGTTCACCAAATACCTTAGCATGAGTAATTGACCATAATTCATAACCTAAGAATATAAGAGTCATTAAATAAAAAATTGTTGTCATAGTTTTGTTATTTTAATTATATAATTTTCATTGATACTAGCACCAATATTGGTATAGTATTTACCATCCAGTAAAAAAGTGTGATGAGAGTTGTGCTCACCATCACAATTTGTATCTACTTGGTATTGATTATGAGGATTGAATCTTGCGTGAAATACTTTAATATCTTGTTCTGTTTCAAGTACTTCTCTATATACATCATTTCTCCACATATATTCAAATAATTTATCTCTTTCTTCAGGAGTCATTACATTGTAATACTTCCTTGTAAGCTTTTGCCAAAACATAGTCTCTACTATTTTTCTAGGCGGCATACAAGCTTCTGCTAAAAAGCATAGTTCTGCAAAGTCAATTGTAAAAGTGCTCATAGTTAATTGTTTCTAATTATTTCTCTACACTTCAATAAAGATTTTAAATGTAAATCAAGTACAAAGTCATAGTTATTATTTCTGTATCCTCCAAATAGACATAAGACTACCGGTAAAGGTTTTCCTAATTTTGATGATGTATCATTTACCCAATTAGCAAATACCTCTGCGGCCATTAACCAATGCTTAGTATCAAGACTACCTCCTAAGTCATCATCTTCATGGCTATCTGCTCCGTGTGCAAATACAACATAGTGAACTTCATTGTTAAGAATCTTTTTTTGTAGATTGTTTAACTTGTTTTGGAAATCTTCTATGTATTTTGCATTGATTCCTCTAGGATTTATATTACAATCTTTTGGTATAGCTTTTACTATATTGTGATCAAAGCTATAACTATCGTCTATACTATTTCCATAGTGACCATCTAGATCTAGATAAGCACCTGATAGTTTATACTTTTTATAGATCTTCCTAGCTGATATTACTTGACCAGAAAAAGTACAGAAACCTGAACCACTTGTTGGTTTAGCATGATGCATACCTGATATAGGAGCAAAGCATATGTCTTCTGGATTATTAATAGCCCACTCTTTTGCTGCTAGTAGGGAACCAGTAGTATAGTGCAAACTATCTACAAGATTTTTACTCCAGGGTAATGAGTTGCTACTATAATTACCTTCTTTGTTGAAAACATTATTTACATATTCTTCAGTGTGAGCTAATAAAAAATCTTTTTTCTTTATTGGTTTAAACTTATCTTCAATATCAAAGCAATCAGCGTATCCTTCTTCATTAATTTTCTTCATCAACAGATATGGTTTTAAAGGACTCTTAGAGAAAGAGTCATCCATATCATGGCACACTTGCTTAGGTGTGTAGAAGGTTTTTATTTTCTTCATAGTTTTAAATTTTTAATTGAACCATCTATAGTGATCAACTATTTGAGCTCTAAATAAAAAATCTTCTATCTGAGGACCAGCGCCTATGTTATGCACTACTAGGTATCTATTTGTATTTGGTATTTTTACATCTGTTACAAGACCTACATGCCCTGCAGCTACATTCCAAAATACTATATCACCTGGTAGATAATCTGATTCATTATATGTAACAGATTTTTGAGCACCTTTCCTCTTTAAGAACCTTTTCATATTAGGAACTCGTCTGTGATCAATATTGCTATCTACTTTCTTTACATTATATACACCAGGATTGTTTACTATATCTTCGTGTATTAATTTTTGTAGATCTATATTTACAGAGCGATAAGCTCTTATTATCACATCGGTACAAACACCAATGTTAGGAGGAACATCGCCTCCGGGATAACTTATTCTCATATATCTACCATCATAAGTAACATCTTGTGTTGATTGCCACTTAGCATGGTTGATTATCTTTTGAATCTTATTTCCATCATTGAAAGACAATGATATTCCTATAAATAATATTACAAGTAATTTATTCATAATTGTTTTCTAATTTTAAATAAACATCAGAGTTTACTGGTAGGGCTAGTGAGTTGTGGTGGTAGAGGATCTTACCATTATCTGAAAAAGCTGATATAGTTATTATCTCATTAAGTTCTACTGTTACTAGAGTTCTATTGTTTATCTTATCAGATATGATTTTTATTTTATCCCCTACACATAACTCTATACCCTTATGATTGATAACTTTTATCAAGGCTATCTATTTAGAAACACTTTGGTTTGCTTGTTCATAGTATTAACAAGATCTTGTATTTCATTACTTAGCTGAGATCTTTTTATAGGATCTTTTTCATTTGCATAAACCTTTCCTAAAGTTATAATTCTTGATTCTAAATTTTCAATATTATTTTTAACTAAATCTTTAAATGTTGTCATTGGTAAAATTATTGTGATTAAAAAAATACTGGTCTTTCCCAGTTGTCAGTCTTTGATATCCATCGCCGCTATGAATTTAAGGGATCACGACTTTCTATATTAATTACTATTAATCAAACCACAAGGTTCACCGGGTTGGTAAATAATAACATGGATATCCTTCAACTTGAGCTCACACTCCGACAAGAGTGTGCATTGTAATGATCCGCCCCGGAGAGATTACTTTTAAAATCATGCTAAATCAGATACTAATTGTGCTTCTTCTTTTGCGCATTCTAATATCTCAGATAAAACTTCTTCAGCCCACTGATCATCTTTCAAGAGTATACCAAATCTATTAGAGCTAAAAAATTGATAAGGAAAGCAGTCTTTGAGATCTATTTCTTCTAGTTCATAACCAATGGCCATGTTTTGAAGAGGCAGTTTTACTACTCGGATTACTGTGTATATCTCATCTTTTTTTACCCACTTACTATTAGGTATATCATTGGGCTTGTTACTTGCATCAAGGCAAATCACTCGGAAGTATGTTTTCATATAAATCAGGGTTAAAATCAGGATTCCACTCAGGATCGGTACAATATTTTTTAACTAATTGTCCTTTCTCTGATGCATCTTTTCTCAGTTGCTTGTGGAAATCTTCTTCAGATCTATCGTCAATAGATCTTCCTATTTTCATAATAGGATTCCAATTTTCTCCGCATAGATATATTTCTACTTCTAGTAGATCATCTATGCTAGTAGTTATGAATTGGATTTTTTTAATGGTTTTGTCTACTATTTCTAATGATGTTACTGGCATATAGCAAATTTAAAAATAATTAGTTAGATTTTACAATGTTACCACAAATTTTACACTTCCATTTAGGAGTATAACTATTTGCACCACTGCCTTTAATTATTTCATAAACATGACTATGACCAGGTAAACATTTACCCTTTGATTCAGATTGTATTTTAGCTAATTTGTAACTCATTTTACTTGTTAATTTTAGCTGTTAAACCATTACTTGTTAAACCATCGTAGATAGGAATAAGCTTTTCAAGTGGACCAACTTTTACTTCACAACTTCCTTTGTGATGTGTTAAGAGTGCGCATTGTTCAGCTTGAATTGGCTCGTGTTTACAAACAAGCATCAATACTTCAATAACATGATCAAAACTATTGTGATCATCATTTATTAAATATATTTTGTATTGATCTTGTTTCATCGTGCTCAAAGCTTCTTCTATTTCTTTCTCTATTTGCAAGTCTATTAACTCTTCTGTTTCCATGTTATGATTCTTTGTAAGTTATTTTTGATTCATCAAATGTTTCAAGAGCTGAAGATACCCATTTTTCATCAACTGTGTTTTGATAACATAGTATATGTACCGTAGCCACATCATCTGGATTAAGCCTTAGTAATCTACCAATCCTTTGTGCCGATTTTCTCTCGTTACCATAAGCATGCATAATGATACCTTGTTTTAGATTAGGTATATTTACACCCTCGTTTAGCTGTAATACAGCAGATAACTTATTAATCTCACCTAGCTTAAATAGGAATAGATTTTCATCGGATACAGGATTATTGCTGTGGTAGCTATAAGCACATAATCTATCAGCTTGTTCTTGTGTATTGGCAAATAGGATACACTTGTCATCAATTTCTCTCAAAAGATTTATTGCTAATTGTTCTTTGCTTTTATACTCCATCATAGCTTTCATCCTCATTATACTCATGATCTGTTTTTCTTTTCTATTCTTGGCATTTTCTACCCTGGTAGACCAATAATTATAATCACTTTCTTCTGAGTTATAAAATGTAGACTTAGCTAGTTCTACTCTTATATTTTTTACTTTGCTTAGTGGAATCTTATGAACAATTATTCTATAATCATTTAAGATTTTATCATCAATTGCGTCATCAGTCTTGTAACTGTATACAATTGGACAATAATCCTCCACCATTTGACCCTTTTCTGATTCAGAGTACTTTGGTGGAGAACCGGTTAAACCAACAATAGTGTTGGTATATTTATCTAACCACTCTTTGTGGGAATATAATAGCGAATGACACTCATCTAGATATACTACATTATAATTAAGATTTTGTTTTCCTAAAGATCTATATGTAGTAAGACTGATATGAGGAATTAGATAATCTAATCCATGTTTACTTGCTTCTGATACCCACTCTTTGAGTATTGTTTGTTTAGATGCTACAACTAGAAACCTGCTATACTCTGTATGCTGCGCAGCCATATGCTTTAGACCTATAAGCGTTTTCCCTACCCCCATAGACACCGCTATACCCGCCTTTCTTTTGTGTAATAGTGCATCTAAAGCTTCTTTTTGTATTATGTCTCTTGTTTTATTCATTCTGTGAATATACCTCGCATTCCATCGAAGCATTGTTGTTCATTTAACTCTATTGTTCTATCAAATTGTTTGTAGTATGGTGGTTCACCGTATACCTTGTAGATGTCTAGCTTAGCAGATGTGATTTTTTCACAACCAAAGCCGTTGTCATTTACACAAGTTTTCATTCTATTAGAAGATAACTCATCCTTGTGTATAAAACAAGAACTCATTCTGATGGTACCTTCTCCACCACCCCATAAACTTAAGTGAGCAATACCTGTCACTTCATATCCAATAAATTTTAGAGATAAATCTTTCATTCTACCCATTGGTATTAATATTAATTGTGTTGTTATAACAAAGTTTTATTTGATTGCTGTCATAGTGCTTGATAGCACCGTCTTTTTCAAGAGCCACAACCCATACTGTGTTGTTTTGCATACCATAGTCCATTATAAATAGCACTATGCCATCACCGTGAGGAGTTGTAACCCATAGTATTTGCTGTAGCTCGTGTATTGTTGTCATTGCATAAAGTGTTGTGGAGCATGGAGATGATAGTAAAAACACCAACCTAGCTCACTAGCTCCGATTATCATACAAAGTTAGGAGTTATTTCTGTAAATCCCTCGGGTATCTCTTTCATTAGATTGACTACACATCTTGACCATGTTCCTACATAATCATTATCATTACGGTAATCTCCACCACCTCTACCGTTACCCTCACAGGTTAGTAATGGGAGTGGGTGTATTGTCCAGCCATCTTTATCTTGTGGGCATTTTCTTTTATCTACATACTCTTTCTTGTCATAGTTAACCAGGTAGGGATAATTCTCCGGTACACCCTCTATCAAGAACTTGAGACCATTGCCTTCCACTTTATCATAGATAGTTTCCCCATCTTCTTCAGGATCAGCATAGTCACCTGCCCATACTATTCTAGAGTTTGCCCATCTACCTTTATCTTCACCATCATTTATCAGTAGAAACTCTACAGCTTCTACAAAGTTGTTACCTATGTAACTGTGCTCCATTAATTTAGCACCATTTTCATAATCATATGAAGACACATGCTCCATATTGTCTAAGTTTACTGCCTTATAATACTGTCCGATGATTTCTAAGTTTTAATTGTTTAACATAAAATTTTCTAGATTATGATCAATAATATATTGATCTCTTGCTTGTTTAGCTTCTTCCTGGGTATGATACCTTCCTATTCTTATAGTCTTTTTATTAATAGTAATTCTAGCAGACCATTTTTTTAATCTTATACCACTTTTATCTTCAGATACACCTATATATTTGCTTTTAGAGTTGTTTTTTTTTCTTCTATTTCTAGATTGTAACTCCATATTTACCCAGCGTAGATTACCTGGTTCATAATTTTTGTCACAATCTATTCTATCTAGAGTTATTCCGTTTCTGCAAACATTTGAAGCATCATAATTTTCTAAAGAAGAAACATAATCTTTAAATAAAGAAAAATTATTTTTCCATAACTCATATATTGTTATGTTTCTTCCTCCATAGTATTTGTAAGTTTTAAGATTTTTATTAAAACATCTGGACTTTATGGCACACCATATTGTATATAATTTTGGTCTTTTCATAGGTCAAATATACAAAATATTTTCCATACTGTCCCATATTACTTATTTAAAAATGTTTCTAATTGTTCTAGACTATACTTGCTCATAAGCTTTTTACATACTTCAAGTTTGAGTTCTCCTAATAGAGATTCATCATCAATATTTCTATTATCAGATTCTGATGAAGCTGTTTGATCTTCAATTAGTTCCTTAATATCCCATATAAGACTTGAATGAGCTAAATCATTTTTTCTTCTCTTATAAGTATCAAGTCTATCTTCTATTATATCTAGAATATCCGAATCTTGTATATCATCCAAACTTATATCTACATCTGTTGTTATTGTTATATATCCCATAATTATTTTGTTAATCTGTTAATACTAAATCCTAATTCTTTTGCTGCTTCAGGTCTCATCTCTATCCAATAGTGACAAGCCCTGCACACTGGCAACCAATAGGTCTCATCTAGAAATAGATCTCCTATTCTACCTTTCATGTGGTGGATATCACAGGCTGCACCGTTACACACTCCGCGTATTGAGGCCTTACAAATAGAGTGGGCAGTCAAAAAAAGTTTTCTCTTTTTTCCGTATAAATTATCTTGTGTTATTCTCTTGGAAGATTTAGGGGGAATCTTTTTTTGCTGAGCCGTTGGTTTGGTTCTAGTAGTAGCTGAATGAGCACTCCAGCACTGCTTGCAAAATCTTTTTCCCCCATCATTCTTCCATATAGGTTTCTCTAACCTACACCCATCACACAGTTTCTTCTTGAGCTTGATCATTATTATCTAATGCTGATTTAGCATGGCCCTTTCTGGTTATGACCAAAGCATTCCTAAATGTTTTGTTCATAATCATTATGCTAGATCTTGCCTCAATAAGATCATTCTCTTGTTTCATCAATTGTTTTAACAGAGCCTCTTCAGCTTCTGATTCTGGACATAGTATACATGATACACCTCCATTTAAAATAAATTCTACTTGCATGTTACTTCTTGGTTAAGTTGATAAAAATTTGTAGGAAAGATGCCTTTTTCAAATAACTTTTTCACAATCATACTCTTAGTTATTTTGAAAGATTTAAAATCTAGTGTGCACTTAAAATCTTTTTCAGTATTACTATACAAGGATAATAATGTTTGTGTGAAAGGGGACCTACCAAAATACTTACTAAACAATGCGTTGCTCATGTTAATAAGTATCTCTTGTTTCCATTGATTTAATACTGCTTGTGTTCTCTTGTGAACCTTGATGATTCTCTTTCTCTTCTCCCAATTCATACTATTTATTTCTTCTTGGGTATAGATGCTCAACCCATACATAGCTCTGTGAAATAAAAAGTTCTGATGACTATTGAGAAAGTCGTTCTCTTTGATTTGATATCTTACTCCTTTGTAGCCCGGCGGATTTACCTGATACTCTAGTACACTTTGTTTTAATGTTTCTACTTTGTTTGTTGTTTGATTATTCATTACTGTTGTTGTTTAGAATTTAACTTATTCATTGGATCATCGCTGTAACGGCTTACAAAAAAAATAAGTGTGAGGATTTTAACCCCCACACTTATCTTTCATATCTATTTTACAGAGTAAGATTAGACTCTTCTTGCTTAGCTTCCTGTTCGGATAGCTCTGCATAAGCAGCTTTGATAGCTTCGCCATTATCATGAGCGATTACTACATCAGAAGCATTAGCATCTAAACTATAAAACAATTTGCGATAGATTGGTTCACCATATAGGCAACAAACTATACCTGTTTTACCTGCAATTTTATAATCGCGTTCTGGATCTTTGCTATTAAATGGAGTTGTTTGCTCCTTAATAACTATCTTACCACTAACCTCGGCACCTTTGGTCCAACCAAAAGATTTTAAATCACTTACTGTGCCTGGGATCAAGGCGCTAACTGTTTTGCGTCTTGCGAATCCTCTCTCATCTATTACCATTCTATCCTGTTCTACACGGATATATCCAAATTCTGGGTTGTTCTTTGAAGTTACAATTACATTGCCGGCTGCATCTGCAGTTACTTTTACTTTTGAGTTCATAATTTTTGATTTTTAAATTGATTGTTGTTAAACTAATTGAGATACAATCTATTGCTACTAGTTTATTATAGCATAGAAGAATCAAATTACCTGCGGGATTGGTAATCTAATATCTAGAATAGGATATCATCCTCATACTTTTCTAGTATTCTATCTTCACCTGCTCTATTATGTTCATAGATCTTTGGTTCTGAATCTGGTTTGTCGTAGTATGTAAACTTTAACTGATAAGGTTCTGTTTTCTTAGGGTTTATATCTGTTATCTCACATAGGATATGATCATCTTTCCATAAACCTTTCTCTTTCATAGTAGCTTCATTAACCATATAGGTAGATAAAGCATACTTGTGCACCCAAACCTTGTCTAAAATCTTATAAGCAAATACATCTGTAATACCTAGTGATACTTTATAAATAGCTTCGAGACCTTTCTCTGTATCAGATAGATAATCAATGATTGTATCCAATAACATGTCTTTGTTACTAGTGTTTAATGATTTGATTAACAGTTGTTTAATATCACTTGCCTTTAAGCTCACAGTCACACTTTTATTACTCATTGTTTTAATTTTTTGAATAGGTGTCCTGGTAGGAGAACATGAATCGTGAAAATCCTACCAGGTTTTTCACCCACTAGTTTAAATATCTAGAGTTGAATTGTTCTTGAGTAACTTGTTCAGGTCTAATGTTTAAGTTGAAAGCTACTTCTTCTACGTATTCTTTGTTGGCTGGATTGACAATACAATTTGTCCAGTCTGGGCAACTATCTACATGGTAGATTGAGGTTAATTTTTTTAAATTGCAACTTGTGATTGTTCCGAGGATTGATACTATTAATATTATTTTCTTCATAGTTCTGGTTTTAGAAATTGTATTCTTAAAAATGGATTAGTAGATTCTATTTGTCTTATCGCTGCCAAGTAGGATACAAGAGCCAGCTCATTAGGATGTACACATTCTTGGCTACACTTTACTAGAAGTTTGCCCATATCAGTGTGCTTAGAGAATTCGTCTAATACAAATTTTATTAGGTAAACATTTCTTTCATCAGATATACCAAGTGCATCAGCTATGCAGTCTGCCTCTTCATTAATCTCAACTACTTGACAATTGATTTTGTTATTCAAAACTTTTTTCTTTGGTTTTCTTTTGAATAGATTTTTGATTTTGTTTCTTATTTGATTCATGTTATTTGTTTTAGGATTGTAAAAGGGTCGGCACCAATCAAGGCGCCGTTGCCCTTGGAAGAGCCGGCGACATTATATCACCGGTTTTCTCTATGAGGTTAAAAAGAACTCTCCGAAGAGAGTTCTAGTGTTGACTACTAGTCAACTTTAATACGAGCATACCGCGCAATATCAACTGTATCCAACATTAATTGTTCAGGTGTATACACCTGTCCTTTTAATATGGACTTCAGTACAGAAGGACTAAACCCTGACACCATACCTACACCTTTATCAGTGTTGTTAGCAGGAACATTACCTGGTCTACCATTAACATTCCAGAATATGATCTGAGGCATATTGTATCCTGCTTTAGAATACTTGTCTCTTATCATATCTAGGTTTGTTCTGTTGCTGTCTGCCTCATCAAACTCCATATCAGATATGATAAGAAGTTTAGTTGGCATCTCAGACTCTGGTAGATTGTTTCTAACTGCACTGTCTAGGATAAGGTCAAATGTGGCCTTAAGATTAGTTGAATACCCCCACTCTGCTTGGCTTAACTGGATTCTCCTTTGATTAAGAGTACCTTTTAGATACTGCATCGTAGGTGTCTCCGAGAAAGTTAAGAAAGCATCCTTGAATATACCTTTGTTTCTCTCTGAGATATACAATCCTAGAGAGATAGATACATCCATCGGAAGACCCGACATGCTACCGCTGACATCACACACAGGGAGAATATTCTCTGTGCTATCAGCCATGTAATCAGGAAGGTTATTCCACTGGGCTTCAACCGAGCTCACATCATGACCTTGCATCAACCCTTGTAAGAGCTGATGAGGAAACAATGTAGAGGCATTAATCTTAGCTTCACCGCTGTGAACACTTTGTATATACTCAGCATATCTTTCAGCATCGTGCTTGAAGAATGTTTTTCTATACAGATTCATAGCTGTGGATGGGATCTGCTCATAATTGATTGAGTCCCATTGTCTTGCACACATTTGAGTTTCCACCACCTTGGTCATAGCCACAAGTTTCTTTCTGAACTCTTTAGGAGTCAGCTTTAGATACTTGTGCATAGCACTGAACCATGGACCTTTGCGTGGAAACCACTTGGCTAACAGATTCTTATTGGGTGATTCTTCCAATTGATACATCAACCAATTAAGATTATTCTTATTTGGTTTCTCTACCTGGAAGATATCTTTCCAATACCCATACTCTGGAGTGTGTATGGCTATCTGATCATAATCTTCAGCATATGTTTTAGCAACATGCTTCATTACAATCTGAAAGAATCTCTTTTCACCGGCACCACCTCTGCAGTCTCTTGACCAAAACAATATCTTGTAAGCAAGATTCTTGTCTTGTGCATAAGCTCTCTCAAAGATCCTAACTATCTGATCTTGAGATAGATTCCTACTAGCACCTGCCAAGAAGAACATATCTAAACAATAGTTTAGACTTGTAGAGTGTGTGATTGCACCGTTGTTAGTCGTTGTGTTGTATTGTCTTGTTGCGTTGATAAGATTGTTCATGTTGTTAAGTTTTTGGATTTTAATTATTTGTTTAAGGGAAAGTTCCTGCCCCCTTTCAAGAGGCAGGATTGTGGTGCATAACAGAATACTAAATTAAAATCCCACCTAATTACTTAGGAGCAAAAACTTTCCCGGGTTTTTGTTTTGTAGTTTTAATTTTTTGTGCTGAAGTATTCTTTACACCGATTACAGATTACATTTTTACAGTTTACATTTAAATTGTATTGGTTTGCTGTGCGTAATCCTTGTTTATTGTTATGGTTCTTGGACAAAGCCGCCGTCCCATGTATCTTGAGGGAGTGGATGGTCATTATATCCCATTTCATCTTCTAATTCTTGTTGGTTAAAAGCAATCTCTGCATCTAAAAATCTTCTTTCTATGTTACCCATAGTAGAAACTTTGAGTACACTATTCTTTTGTAGTTGTTCATAATAGTCTATTATTGTGCGAACCCCTACATTAGATAATACTTTACCATCCATTAGATTGGTAAATCTTGATACAGTTTTTTCAAGTGCTTGTTCTTTAGTCATTTGAGTTGGTATTTAAATTGTTAATAATTTGTTTATTTATACCCTCTGCACTCAGTTGTAATA